AGAAGTACCAGACTAGTTCATAATCTTCAAAGGTCGCCATAACGTTAAAGACCTGACATCCACACGGACAGACGTGAATGGGTCCTAACTGTCTTAAATCGGTCCCGAAAGGCTCAGGAAGGGCATCTCTGCGCCATCTAAACGATGGCAGGGTTGGTAGACGGAACCGTAGGGTTACTGTACGGTTACTGTCGGTGCGCCCCTTGAGGGCGCTCACCCGTTTAATTCGCCTCACGGCTCATATTGTAGCCACCAGTAGGGTGTCGCCTAGTAGCGACACGCCGTTGACTGGTAGGCTCTCTAGTATGACAACTATCGCGGCGCTTGAAGGTATTGATTACGCGGTTCTAGTAGCTGACTCACAGATCACAGAAGATAACCTTGTGACCCTAGCCACTAGTACGCCGAAGATAGTTGAAGTCGGCAAGTATCTCATCGCTCTTTCAGGTGATACTAGGCCAGGCGATATTCTTTCCTACAACTGGAAGCCACCGCTCTATCGAGGTGAGGAACCAGCCCAGTTTATGGGAAAGAAAATCATTCCCAGTATTACCCAAGCATTTACCGACAACAACTACGACTACAACAAGGTGGACAAAGATGATGGCTTCGATTATCTCATTGCTTTTAACGGCAATATCTTTCGTATTGCTTGTGATCTCTCTTTTTTCCAAGCAAATCACGGAGCGTATGGCATTGGTTCTGGGGGTCAGCTTGCTCTTGGCTACCTGTATTCAATTGTCAAACCTGATATGGACTTAACGTATGCAAAGAGACACGCCCGTAAAGCCGTAGAGATTGCTTCGGTCCTTGACGCTAACACTGGTAAGCCTTTACAGTTGGTGGTACAGGAGAGGTCGTAACTATGGAGTTCAATACATTTGATTATGTAGCACCAGAGTTTAAGGAAGTAATGGCAACGGGTGAATACGCTGCACACTACTGGTTCGAGCAAGGTTGGAAGGCGTGTAGACTTGCTTTCCTATTACACGATAAGGAGAATCCAAAGCTATGACAGAGTTCTTAGCAGGTTTACTTATTGGAATGTTACTCGCTAGAGCATTTGATTTATGGGTAGATTGGAAGTACAAGAAGTGAGTGTTACTGATCCTAAAGAACTACTACTCAATGCACTACGTGCAGGCGATGCTAAGCGTTCACGTTCTACACAAGTACAGATTGGTCCATCAGAGGTAGGTGGCTGTCGCCGTAAGGTGTGGTACCGACTTAACGACCAACCAGAGACTAACGATAACGAATTAAAACTAGCAGCCATTATGGGTACTGCTATCCACGCAGAAATTGAAAGAGCATTAGCTGATAACCCAGATGTATTAGTTGAAGTTGAAGCTGAATACAATGGAATGAAAGCACACATTGACTGCTTTGTACCTGGTACTGGTGATGTCATTGACTGGAAGACAAGTAAGGTCCGGAACCTTTCTTACTTTCCATCAACACAACAACGGTGGCAAGTACAGCTTTACGGCTACCTCCTAGCTAACAACGGCTATGCGGTCAACCGAGTGTCACTGGTTGCAATTGCCAGGGACGGGGATGAACGTGATGTCAAAGTTCACACTGAGACTTACGATGAATCTATTGCACTAGAGGCACTCGGTTGGCTAGCGGCTGTTAAAGAAGCAGCAGAGGCACCAGCACCAGAGAAAGATGCAAGCTACTGTCAGTTCTATTGTAAGTTCTATGACGCAAGCGGGCAGATGGGATGCGTTGGTCTAAAAAAAGAACGTACACCAGTGACTGATGTAGTCATTGATGATCCCACTATTGACAAGAACGCACTGATGTACTTACAGTTAGCAGTGCAGATTAAAGAGCTAGAGAAAGAACAAGATTCTTTGAAGGCATCCTTTGAAGGATTACTAGGAGTTACTAACTCTGGTATAGAAGTAAGCTGGAGCACTGTTAGAGGGCGCGAGTCAGTTGATAGTGAAGAAGTAGAAAAACTTTTAGGGTTTGTCCCTAAGAAGATAGGCGCTGAGAGTCATCGCTTATCTATAAAGCAAAGTGGAGGTAAGTAATGTCAGTAGAAGGTACAAAGTTTCAGGTCAACTATAAGTTGCCTGACGGTACGTTAGTTAATCTTTATGCCAAAGATGTCAAAGACCTAGAGGTTGGTCTAACAGATCTATCAATGGTATCTACTCTTATCAAGTCAACAGGTAGAGAACTAGTAGGCGGAGTACCAACACCAGCACCAACTGCTGAGTCAGTTGCTGCACAGTTTAATGCACCTGCTGCACCACAACCAGTAGCAGTTCAATCTAATGGACAGGCGCACACTTGCCGACACGGAGAGATGGCCTTCCGTTCAGGTACATCAGCTAAGGGACCTTGGAAGGGCTATATGTGTGCTGCACCAAAGGGTGCAGTAGACAAGTGCGACACTATCTGGGTTAGATAACCAGTGCGGGAGCCTCGTGAATACGAGAACCCGCTATGTGCAGAGATTGGTGGAGACTTCTGGTTTCCTGAAAGAGACAACCCAGAAAACCGTAAGCTATTAGATCCTTCTTATGCAAAATCAATTTGCAGGAGTTGCACTCATAAAACAGAGTGCGCTCAGTGGGGTATTAAGAACGAACGCTTTGGTATCTGGGGTGGGTTAACTGAATACGAACGTACCTTGTTGCGTACAAAAAACAAGATTAGAGTAAAGGACTGGAAGAGTGCTTAATCTTTCCCGCGCTTGGAGTGGTGTGCTTACCAAAGCAACACCGCTACCTGACGTGTGGGAAGGATTGAAAGCAGAAGGCATTAAGTTTCGCAGAGGCCAGGTATGTATGGTAGCTGCAGCACCGAATGCTGGTAAGTCTATGTTCGCTCTGATCTATGCAATCAAAGCAAAAGTACCTACGCTTTTCTTTTCAGCAGATACCGATACAACGACAGTAATGATGAGGTCTGTATCGCATCTATCCGGCCATTCACAGGTAACTGTGGAGGCAAACCTTTCAGATAATAGCCAGTACTACAATGCACATTTGGACAAACTTTCACATATCAAGTGGGTCTTTGATTCATCTCCTAACATTGATGATTTAGAGTTGGAGATAAGGGCCTACGTTGAACTCTATGGACAGCCACCTGAGTTGATTGTCATTGATAACTTGATGAACATAACTGCTGAGACAGACAACGAGTGGGCTGGACTTAGAGCAATTATGATGGAGCTACACGATATGGCACGCAAGACTGAGGCCTGTGTATTAGTACTCCATCACGTATCAGAACAGTCAGAGTATGGGTCACCTAGCAACCCACCTCATCGCAGAGCAATTCACGGAAAGGTCAGTCAGTTACCTGCACTGATACTTACACTGGGCTATGACCCAACACAAGGAATACTCAAGGTTGCACCAGTTAAGAATCGCTTTGGCGCTCATACTGCAGACGGCAGTAAATACGCACAGCTACTGGTAAACTATGCAGCAGTACAGATATCAGATCAGAATGAGTTTGGTTGGATGTTACGCAAGGATACAATCGCAGGATACCAAGGAGGATACAATGTCTGAAGGACAGTTAACGAATAAGTACAGAGATAATCTGAAAACAGATGGATTACGTGCAGATGTTGATGCACTCAAGGTAGACCTGACCAACTTCGTTGGTGCTCTATTGCAATCTGGTATTGTCGAATTAGTTAAAGATGAAGAAGGCAATGTCATCTATAAAATCAACAAGGTTGTATTGGTAGATGAGTCAGTACAACAAGACTAAAGGTTCTCAGTTTGAGACAGACGTAATGAAGTGGCTCCGCAAGGCTGGAGTTATGGCAGAGCGTTTGTCTAAAGCTGGGGCAAAGGATGAGGGCGACATCGTTACTGTTATCGCGGGAGAAACTTACATCCTTGAACTCAAGAACAGGGCAACCCTTTCGCTGCCTGAGTTCTGGAGAGAAGCACAAGTTGAGGCGCTTAACTACTCTAAGGCTAGAGGTCTTGGGGAAGTTCCTCTGTCATATGTAATAGTTAAGCGTCGCAACGCTTCAATAGATCAAGCCTGGGTCATTCAGGACCTAGCACAATGGTTAAAGGAGAAACAGTAATGCCAGTACCAGGTGGAGAAATAACAACAACAGAGATACTAGTACCAGAAGTTGTACCAGTTGAAGAGGTAGAAGATGATTTGCCTGAACTGTCGTAAAGCAGGAGAAGAGAATCAATCTAATCACCTAAAGCGTGCAGCTCATTGGCACGAAAAGTGCGATGCAAAGGGGTGTGTATGCCAGCACAAGACTGGTCCAGGGTACGTAAGACGGGCAGATACAAAGGTGCCATTGATGCAAACTCAATCCCCATAGGAGCTATTGTCCAGCACTTCGGTGGTGAAGTAAGAGAAGGTAAAAGCGCATCGGTTCGATGTTGTTTACATAGCGACAGTCGCAGGTCTGCCGTTATCAATACCTATGACAACCTGTACTTCTGCCATACCTGCGGTAAGGGTGGCAATGCAGCTAACCTAGTGTGCATACTAGAGAACTTGGAGTTTAACGATGGCCTCAAACGTGCAGTCGAAATTGCTACTGGAAGCGGCGCAACAATACGCTCAGGCAATAAGTCCAAAGGCTCTAGCCGTACTAAGCGCACGTGGGATCTCTGAGGAAACTGCAGCACGCTTTCAGTTAGGAAGTATTACCAACCCAATCAATGGTCACGAGATGTATGAAGGATGGCTTTCTATTCCATACATCACCGCATCTGGTGGTTGTGTTGGCTTTAAGTTTAGACGATTAGATGATGTCAAACCTAAGTATGGTTCACCTACTGGGCAGAAGGCACACCTGTATAACGTATGTGACATCACCCTTGATTCACCTTATGTGGTTGTATGTGAAGGTGAACTAGATGCCATTGTTACTAGTGGAGAACTAGGCATACCAGCAGTAGGTGTACCTGGTGTTGCAGCTTGGAAGAATCACTTTCCAAAACTCTTTGCCGGTTATGAAACTATCTATGTTGTTGGCGACAATGACATCAA